CAGTTCAACCTGCTGGGCGCGGTACTCGTCGGAGATAGTAGTCATGCTTGCATCCTTCCCTGTAGGGGTCTAGCATCATCGTACCATAGGGGAGAGTCATGGCCTCGCACGAAAAAACCGCTGCGCTTTTTGTCGGAACCATGTTCCATAGCGCGACCATCACGCACCTTCAGCACCTTGCTACGAAGTCCTTCGCGCAGCACATGGCGCTGGGGGAGTATTACGAAGCCATCCCCGACCTCGTGGACAAGTACGCCGAGGCGTATCAAGGTAGGTACGGCATCATCACGGGCTACGATGTCGAGTTCCACAAGAACAGCAACCCGAAGGCGTATGTGAAGTCGCTGTTGACCTTCCTTGACGAAATCAAAGGCTCACTCCCGAAGGACAGCGACCTTGTTAACCTGTTTGACGCGGTTGTGGATGGCGTGACGAGCCTAAAGTACAAACTCGAAAACCTCGAATAATGGCGCATAGGTAATGCCATATAAACCTAAAAAAATAGCCGACGCTTTGCGAAATTACCGCGCAGAAGATATGGCGATGTTTGACCTAATTGAACCGGGAAACATCAACCTAAACGAACGACTTGGCGTAAAGAACGAAATCCCCGGTGAAGGCGGTATTAGTACGATACGCAGCATGGGCGTTAACATTGACGGCGAAGAAGTCCTCATCCCCACAGTCGTCAACGGGCGCATCGTAAGTGAAGATGAAGCCATCAAGCATTACCGTCGAACCGGCGAACACCTCGGCAAATTCAAAACACCGGAAGAAAGCACACGCTACGCTGAACGCTTACATGAGCAAGAAGCACGGCGAGTTAACCCAAAGCAATGAAGAAAGCGGAACCGTCACGGGTTGTTGCCGCGCTGCAATACCTCCAGCAGATGCGCGACCGTGCCGCTGACTTCGGTGGCGGGGTAGTCGATACCCTCGCAGACCGCGCACGGGATGTCGGTGGACTTGCATACGAGGCCTTTACGAGCGACCCCAACATCGGGCGCATGACGACGGCAGAGTTTGCCCAAGCCGCCGCCGCACGCGCCCCTACACCGCGTCTAGACGCTACGGCGCAGGGGATTGGTGCATTGGGTAAGGCTTTGGTCACGCAGCCCGTACAGACGGCTAAAGCGGTTGTTGTTGACCCAGTTGTAGAAGCGTTTGAAAGCCCACGGGCAATGGGTCAATTCGCGGGTGAGTTTGTTAACCCGCTGCGGATAGCCGCCGCGCTACGCAAAACCGCCCCTATCGCTGAACTAGATGTGTACCACGGCAGTCCGCACCGCTTTGAGCCGACCGAGGAAAACCCGCTAGGGGAGTTTGACGCTAGCAAGATTGGCTCGGGCGAGGGAGCGCAAGCGTATGGGCATGGGATTTATCTTGCCGAAAGTCCGAAGGTGGCGGAGGGATACAAAGAACGCTTAGCCGCATCAAGTTATATGAAAGATTCGCAATCGGTTGCTTATGGCAAAATTTGGCAAAAAGCAGCAGATGCGGCGTTAGAAACTGGCGCGGCGCACCCAGATTATTCAAGAGCAATATCATCGCAAATTATGGATTGGGTAGACGGCGGCCGAAAACCAGAAACTTTTTTGCGATACCACCGCGTTCCGCCAAGCGCAAAACCCGCTTATGAAGCAGCCGTGAAGGAATATGTGGGTTTGCAAAAAACTCCGGGTAACCTTTACACCGCCGACCTACCCGACGAGATGATAGACCGTATGCTCGATTGGGATAAGCCGTTGAGTGAACAGCCGGAGATTTACCGCAAAGTTTTGTCAGATAAAAACTGGCGCAAAAGGTTTGAGTTCAGAACCGATGAACAAGTCGGAGAGTTAACCGGAGCCGAACTTTACAAAATGGGGCATGACCAAACTAAAAATTTGGGCATCCCCGGCATCAAATACCTAGACGCAGGCAGTCGCGGTGGTAGCGGCACCGGAACGCGCAACTTCGTCGTGTTCCCCGGTGAGGAAAAGAAGGTTAAGATACTTAAGCGGGATTAACAGGTTGATGCGGCACGGTAAACAGAAGTAAACTGTTCACATGGTTAACGAAGGTTCTTTCAAAAAGGGCAGAAAGGGTGGCCCCGGCAGACCGAAGGGCGTGCCCAACGAGTCAACGCAACTGGCTAGAGAAGCCATTGCGCGATTTGTAGACGGCAACGCAGGTCGGCTACAGGGCTGGCTCGAAGAGATACACGCGAACAAGGGCGCAGAGGCGGCGTTTAAGTGCTTCAGCGACCTACTTGAATACCATGTGCCTAAACTCGCACGGCACGAACACAGCGGCCCGGACGGCAGCAAGATTGAGATTGAGGCGACTTGGGGCAAGCCCGAGTGAAGCAGCGGGTAGAACTCCCGTACCGCCCTAGACGGGCTTTCATGCCGTTCCACGACCGTACAAAGCGGTGGGCCTGCCTCGTCGCGCATCGGCGTGCTGGCAAGACTGTCGCAGCGGTTAACGACATCATCCGCGCAGCCTTCATGTACCGGGGGCCAAACGGCCTTTTCGGGTATGTCGCTCCGTACCAGAACCAAGCACGCCGCGTTGCGTTCGATTATTTTAAGCACTACGCCGCACCGCTTGCCCAAGACATCAACGAATCGCAGATGACGCTGACGCTGGTTAACGGCGCGAAGATAGGACTGTTCGGCGCGGATAACGCAGATGCGATGCGCGGCCTCGGGTTTAGCGGCCTGTATCTCGATGAGTACGGTGACTTTAAGCCCAGCGTATTCGGTAATGTGTTAAGACCGGCTCTTGCTGACAAAACCGGATGGTGCGTTTTTGCAGGCACTCCGAAGGGACGCAATCAGTTCTACGACATTTACCAGACCGCCCAGCGCATTCCCGACGAATGGTTTGTCCTGCGCCTACCGGCTAGCGAGTCTGGGCTACTGCCGCAGAGCGAACTCAACGCGGCAAAGGCACAGTTGTCGGAAGACCAGTACCTCCAAGAGTTTGAGTGCAGTTTTGAGGCGGCTATCCTCGGCGCGTTCTTCGGCACAGAGATGCGGCAGGCAGAGCCGCGTATTAACGAGCGTGTAGTCTTTACGGAGGGGTATCCGGTACACACCGCATGGGACTTGGGCTACCGCGACGACACGGCTATCTGGTGGTATCAGGTGGTGGGCGGCGAGGTGCGCGTCATCGACTTTTACGCAGTCTCGGGCGCAGACATCCGCGCCATTGCAGAAGTGGTTGTAAACAAGGGTTATCAGTACGGCAAGCATTACCTGCCGCATGACGCACGCGCCAAGAGCCTACAGACGGGGCGCAGCATCGTAGAGCAGTTGGCTGACCACCTCGGCATCAACCATTTGTCCGTGGTGCCGAACATCGGCTTACAGGACGGAATCCAAGCAATTCGCCAGATGTTGCCCCGAACTTGGTTCAATTCCGTAAAATGTGGCGACGGAATAGAGGCTTTACGCCAGTATCAACGAGAGTATGATGAGGACAAGAAAGCGTTCAGGGCATCACCCCGACACGATTGGACATCACACCCTGCTGACGCTTTTCGTATGCTTGCCGTTGCGTGGAGGGCTGAACCGTCCGCGCAGAGGCCGTTAGAGAGCAAGACCTTGATTGTTGGGCCACAGAACGAGGTCACGCTAAACGATATGTGGCAGGTTCACGAGCGTAGCGTCTCAAGGAGGGCGCGAATATGAGTGGCGTAAATCTTCCGTATCAATACCCCTACGAGACGGTCGCCGTTTCGCAGACCGAGCAGGTGCTTGGCACTAATGGCGCAGCAAACGACTATTTGCATCGCATTGTGGTGACTGTTTCGACTGCTGCGACATCAACGGTCAGCATCATTGACGGCAGCACGACCGTGCTTGCTATCCCGGCTAACACCCCGGTGGGCGTGTATAGCCTCGAACTCAACCTCAACGCGGCTACCGGCCCGTGGAAGGTCACAACGGGTGCAGGCGCTGCCGTGCTGGCGGTTGGACTGTTCAGCAAATGAACCGTAAGCCCGGACTCTACGCCAACATCCTAGCGAAGCAGGAGCGTATCAAGGCTGGCTCCGGCGAGAGGATGCGTAAGCCCGGAGAGGCTGGTGCGCCGACCGCAAAGGCGTTCCGTGAGTCTGCCAAGACCGCTAAACCAGAGAAAAAGGGTTACTGATGAGCGCAGCGTGGCAGCGTAAGGAAGGCAAGAACCCGAAGGGTGGCCTCAACGCCGCTGGTCGCGCATCGTACAAGCGTGAGACGGGTGGCACGCTCAAGCCCCCGGTGAAGGGCGGCGACAATCCTCGCCGCGCATCGTTCCTCGCACGCATGGGCAACATGGCTGGGCCGATGGAGAAGAACGGCAAGCCGACACGCCTTGCGCTTGCGTTGCGTGCTTGGGGTGCGTCGAGCAAGGAAGATGCGAAGGCAAAGGCCAGAGCCATCTCTGCGCGAAACAAGAAGGACTGACAGATGGACGAGACCGTTAGCCGAGAACTTGAGAAGTACCTGCGGGTCATCGGCACCTACGAGAAC